TGAGACACTGTTCAGAGAAGTTAACCCAGGCTTAATTATCTTTGACCAGCTTGACAAAGTAGATGGATTCAACAAAGGAGATGAACGTGAAGACCTCAAGCTCGGAAAAATCTACAAGTGGGCAAGGGAGCTGGCTCGCAATTATGGTCCTGTCATTGCGGCTTCTCAGCTCAGTGCTTCGGTTGTCGATCTTAAGGACCCTCCGTTTATCGGCATGGATGCTCTCCGTGGAAGTAAGACGGACAAACCAGGTGAAGCGGATGTTGTTATCACAATTGGGAAGTACAAAGACCCCAAATCGCCAGAAGAAGAAATGATTCGCACCATCAATGTTCCTAAGAACAAGCTGCCAGGTGGTGGCACTAAGCAAGTAGAGTCTGATCGTCATGGTCAGTTCCTTGTAACCATTGATCCCATCAGAGCTAGATACGAGTGAGGTAAATATGAGCTGGACAAAACACATTACTGACATCAAATCTGTTGGCAGCAGAGTTACTTGTAACCCTCCACCAACTGACACTGATGATGACTGGCTCATCTACTCTGAAAACTTCTCTACCTTTATTGGTGATTGCATAGAACGTGGTTTTGTAGACGAAGGTAACTATGCAGATAGTCAGTTTCGTTCTTTAAGATCAGGTGTTAATAATCTAATTGTTACAGACAGAAAGGAGTTCTTTGATAAGTTTATGCTTGCTACACACGTATGCAAGACTCTTAACGTGCTTGATAAACAACACAGAATCACAGTGTTTCAAGCGATTCTTTATGAAAAGGAGTATGGAAAACCATGACCATGCCATATTTTGTAGCTGTTGACGTTGAGACTACTCTCAATGGAAACGAAGAAGTGGGACTAGCTCACCCAATGCACCCAGACAATGAAGTTGTAGCGTTTGGTATGTGCTATCACGAAAGCATACCAGCACCTATGGTGTGGTATGACCAAGCTTCTTTTGTAGAAGCTGTTTACGAAATGCCTACAAGTGCTGTTATATGCGGTCACAATTTAGCATTTGACTTGATGTATTTATACAGAACAGATGTTGTATTAAAAGAAGAGTTACAAAATAAACGTATCTGGGATACGCAACTAGCAGAATACATTCTTAGTGCTCAACAAACTAAATGGTCTAGCCTTGATGAACTATCTGTTCAGTATGGCTTGCCTATTAAAGACGATAAGATTAAAAAATACTTTGAGAAAGGTTTAGGTTCTGACAAGATTCCATCTTCAGAGCTAATTCCTTACTTGGAGCAAGATGTTATTAATACTGTTGTTATTGCTAAAAAACAATACGAACGTGCAATAACACAGGGGCAATTAACTTTAATTGAAACTCAAATGGAGGCTCTACATGCGACTACAGAGATGCAGTTCAATGGCTTGCACATTGATAGAACAAAGCTTGACGAGTACACAGTTGAGGTTGTGGATAAGTTTGTTGAAGTGAAGCTTGACTTGCAAGAGTTAGCTGAAGCACATGCAATCGAAGACATCAACAGCCCTAAGCAATGGTCACAGTTTTTCTTTGGTGGTACTAAGAAAGTAAAAGTCAAAGAAGAAGTCGGTGTCTACAAGAACGGCAACACTAAGTACAAACTTGTTGAGAAGAAGGTAAAGATCGAACCATTCATTCGTTATGTACCAGACCCAGACAAGGTGTCTGCAAAGACAGGTCAAGTGTCAGTAGATGATGCTGTGCTCAATGATATGTTAAAGCATACATTTGATCCTAAAGCAATTGCAATCATCAACGGATTGTTGAAGTATCGTGAGTTGTCAAAGCAACTATCTACGTATGTGCAAGGCTTGAGTAAGCACATCATTGGAGACTTCATACATGGCAAGTTAAATCACACTGCAACTGTTACAGGTCGCTTGTCTTCAACTAATCCTAACTTGCAAAACATCAGCAATAACCCAATCAAACAAATCTTTACATCAAGGTTTAGAGATGGTTGCATTGTTGAGGTTGACTTTAACCAGCTTGAGGTTGTTGCTCTTGCACACGTTACTAAAGACTTGCAATTGATACACGACATCTCATCTGGTAAAGACATTCACTCTGAGCTGTACAAAGATATGTTTGGCAGGTATCCAACCAAGGAAGAACGTAAGCCATTCAAAGCTAGGACGTTCCAATTGATCTATGGTGCTGGTGCTAAAGCTATCAGTAAACAAGCAGGCTGCAGCATTGATGAAGCTAAGAAGTTTGTTGATGTGTTCTACACTCGATACTCAGGTGTAGCTGATTGGCACAAAAACTTTGCAGAAGAAGTTGAGGGCAACTCTGTGTACGAACTAGACGATGATGGCTTTAGAGAGAAGGTCAAGACGTACATTTATCACACAGAGACTGGGCGTAGATTTTGCTTTAAAGAATACTATAGCGATAGTTCGTGGTCTTCAAGGACTTACAATTTCAGTCCCACTGAATTGAAGAATTATCCTATACAAGGTTTGGCTACTGGTGATATTGTTCCAATGATGTTGGGCATTATCTTCAGGCAGTTGAAGAACAGAGATGATGTCAAGATGGTTAATACCATTCACGATTCTCTGATGTTTGATGTAGAGTTAGATTCCGTAACACCATTTATAAAGGAGATCACAGAAGTACTAAGACTCACACACAGTTATTTTGAAGATATATTTAAGAAGCCACTGGCTCTCAAGCTCAATGCAGGAGCATCAGTTGGTATTAATTGGTTTGATATGAAAGAAATCGTATGACAATGCAGACAGGTATCGTAGAAGCAGTTTCTACAAAAGATGTGACAACTAAATTTGGTACTAAACCTACCTACTCAATCAAAGTTAATGGTGGTTGGGTCAAGTGCGGATTTAAGAATCACAACGCAAACGTTGGTGACGAAGTAGAGTTCGATGGCAACACAGGTACTTATGGTGTAGAAACAAAAGCAGTTATTGTTTTGCGTAGAGGTACAGGTGCTCCTGCTGTTACTAGTAGCACACCAGCAGCTACTGCAGCAGCTCCGCAAGCTAAAGCATTTGGTGGTTACAAAGACAAAGTGTTTCCTATCCCCGCATTGCATGGTGATAGAGCTATCGTTCGTCAGAACGCATTAGCACGGGCTACAGACATTTACATTGCAGCTCGTGGTGGTAAACCATTTGAGTTGGAACCTGAGAATCTTGACTTTGTTATTAAGCTTGCTCGTAAGTTTGAGGCTTACACTGCAGGTGACATTGACATGATGGAAGCTATTGAGGAAGATAGTACGAATCCCCTGGTGTAGTTGCCTAAGAGGGTTTTGTAAGGGCTGTTAAGCCAGCGTTCGAGGATGGTGACTCACAGTTTTTTCTGGTTTTCTATTGTGATTTATTGAAGCCCAAATCGAGGTCCTTACTTTTTTTGACAACAACACAGGAGATAGTTTATGAGAGCATTGATAGATGGTGACATCGTAGTATTCAGAGGTGCTTGTAGTGCTATTGGTGAAGAGACTTGGGTAGCTCTGGCAAGAGCTGACAAGATGATCCAAGACATACTGGAAGAAACTGGAGCTACAGATTACCAAGTGTATTTAACTGGGTCTAATAACTTTCGTAGAGAGCTAACACCTACCTACAAAGCACACAGACCAGACGAACGACCAGAACACTGGCAAGCTGTGAGAGAGTTCCTAGTAACACAGCACAAAGCAATCATCTGCAACGGATGGGAAGCTGATGACCAGATGGGTATCGACCAAGACAAAGAAGGTGGCAACACTGTTATCTGCAGCATAGACAAAGACTTGTTACAGATTCCAGGTAGGCACTACAACTTTGTCAAGAAGGAAGCTCAAGAGGTAGACGCTGAACAAGGCAAGAAGTTTCTGTACCTTCAGAGTCTCATAGGTGACAAGAGCGACAACATCATCGGGGTAGCTGGCATTGGACCAGTAAAGGCAGGTAAAGCATTAGCAGAGCTTTTCACTGAAGAAGAGTGGTACGAGAAGTGCCGTGAACTCTATAACGATGATGAACGTTACCACCTTAACTTACAACTGCTTTACATCTGGCAAAAGCCCAACGACAGTTGGCAACCACCGAAGGTGGCAACCACAACAACTGAGCTGCCCCAAGCAGCGAAGGAAGAACAAACAAATGGCTAAACTACCCTACACATACACAATTTGCCCAGACCAAGAAACACCAACACAATTTACCGCAAGCTGTAAAGACATGGGGAAGTTGTTACGGCATAGTCCTAACGATGATTTGACAATCAATCAAAAGCGTACCGCTACATGGGACATGTGGTCAGGTAATCACATGGGCGTAATTGAAGAAGCATTACACGCTATATCTACACGAAACAAGGAACAACAATGACACAAGACATCAACATGCAGCACATGACTATGAAAGAGTATGTGGCTATAGCAATACTTACAGAGCTGGCAGGTAAAGATGCCGTGCTAAAGATGATTGGAGAGAAAGAAACTACTGCTACAAAAGTAGTTGAATCTGCTTTCAATTGGGCAGAAGCATTTATGCAAGTGAGAGCTGCTCGTAATGCCAAGACCTAAACGACACAATCCTTCAGGTTATCGTAGCGGTTTGGAAACTAAATTCCAGGCTGCTTGTGAGTCTCATGGTTGGAAACTTCCGTATGAGATGGACAAGATCAAGTACGTTATACCTGCAAGCAATCACACATACACACCTGACTTCACTGTTACTGAGAACATTTACATAGAAACTAAAGGTCTATGGACAGGAGCAGATAGAAAGAAGGCTGTGCTTATCAAACAACAGCACCCACAGATCAGCATACTCTACGTATTGCAACGCAATCAAGGGCTGTCTAAGAAAAGCAAGACCACTTACTTAGATTGGGCAGCTAAGAACGGACTAGATGCGTGTGTGTTCTCAGACACCAGGCATTGGACTGAATACATTATGAGGCACATACCTTAAAGAAAGAATAGAACAGTGATAAACCCAGATCAACTTAGATGTTCCCCCTCTAAGCCAGATGAGAAGTGTGCTAACTGCAAAAGGAAGTTGGTACAAACTCACATGTATGTCAATGTTAAGAACAGCAAAGACAAGGCTTGCATCTACATTCCAATATCTCTACAGGAAAAAGCATGAGTTATATCGTAGCATCGCTACCTCCTATCAAATGTTTTGTTAAGAAGGAGTTTTTGTACAACGATCAGAAGGGACACGGAGAACTAGAACCTGCAGTGTGGGTTAGTCTCAAAGCTTTACGTGGTCAAGTGTTTCGTATTGAATCATTGCTTCCTGCGTATGGTGCTTTGTATGACAAGCTGCCGATCCATGCCTATGTTTGGCATACAGATGTTACTGGTAACTTACCTATTGATGTCTTGCAGCTATGGGATTGCATGGGCTATCAGTTCACAATTGTTGAGAAAATAGGTCTGCGTAACCTGGGTGTTAAGTTTCTTGGCAAAGATAAGGAATGGCACTTTGGTAGGTATCTGTTTACTGTAGACTTCTGTGCCGATGGCATGGATGTAAACACAGGGTTTACAGAGCAGTCTGAAGAACACAAGAGCTTTAACTTCATAGCACTAGACAATGGGCAGTTTGCAACACAGCCTAACAACAGGTGTTTATGGTATGACCAGAGCCTTGTGCCTGCAGAAACAAAGTACCCAGACTTCCAAGCTGCAAAGAGATTGTGGTCAGTTGATGGCACACGTAAGTGGTCAGCAGGAGAAAATTGGTTTTACGATATAAAGGAGAAGAAAGAATGAGTAAGGGAAGTGGACGTAGACCATCACAGTTGTCTCAGGATGAATGGGTCAACAGATGGGACGCTATCTTTGGTAAAGACTTAGACAAAAAGAAAGCTGTTGAAGAAGCTTTAGATGATTTGTATGAGCAAGCAATAAAACCTATGGAGAATAAACATGATCCAGACAGCAGAGGACGATGAGTTTGATCGCATAGAACACGAGAACCAAATGAAGAGTGGTCAACCATACCACTTTGATATTTTTGTTTCTCCATCACAGAGGAACTTTGTGCTAGAAGAAGTTGCTAAAGAGTTTGACAAGATGAAAAGTCTTGGAGATACGGCAGCTAGTTTTGCTTGTTATGTAAGGGGTATGAAGCAATGAGTTACAGTTATTACGAAATGGAAGTTGTTAGATGGGGTGAGGCTAGAGGTATTGTGCAGAATGGCACAGCTATTTCTCAAGCTATCAAGACACTAGAAGAAACAACAGAGCTGCTTGATGCTATCAACAAGAACAATCTTGATGAAGTTAAAGATGCTGTAGGAGATATTGTTGTCACACTGCTTATGGTGTGTGCTGTATTGGACATCAACCTAGTTGATTGTTTGGCATCAGCATACGAAGAAATAAAAGATCGCAAGGGTTATCTAACTCCCCAGGGAACTTTTATTAAGGAGATGCAGTGAGACTATCTAGACACGCAAAGATCAGGGAGTTGTTGTTAGCTTCAGAAGATGGGCTAACAATTAAACAACTAGAACGATTACTGCAAGCACCAGACAAGAGCCTACAAAAAACTATGCCCAACGTCTGGGGTGTTTACATAGACCGATGGCAGCCAGCACCACGAGGACAGTTTGCATCAGTGTGGATGTGTGTAAATGTTCCTGATAACATTCCTAGCCCCAAGAAAAAGAAGACATGCACACACTAACAATAAGCCACAAGACACAACCAGTCCACAAACTAAAACTCTGCAGCAAATGCAATGAAACTAAACCCCCAGAAGGGGGAATAGATATGGGACCAAGATGGATATGCCAGGGCTGTTGGATACTAAAAGCAACTGGCGGGCAACTTAAACAGTACAGAAAAACTAGTTAAGCGTACAAACGAGTACCTTGCTTATCAATAATCAGTGCTTGTTTTCTAGGTGTGGCATCAGGAGTATTAGGAATACTCACATGTGTCCACCTATCAAACTCACGGATTACTTGATCGTATGGCAGACCTGAAGCAATGATGGTCTTAACTACTTCATCAGGAGTTAGTTGAGGTACTCGGATGTCCACAGCACAACCAATACGATGCTGGCTAGAGTCACGGCTACCAACCGCATCATTGACTTGCTTGCTTCTAAAAGCCGAGTTAACCATAACAGGTCTTCCTCCCAATGCAGATTTGACTTCTTCGAGGAATGCTGCAAGTCTTTTAAGGTTCTCAAGTTCAGCCTCATTAGGTGTGTTATCAAACTCACGATGATCGGTGTGTGTTAACTCTTCAAGAGTAAAGTGTTCTGTTAAGTTCATTTTTTAACCCTGTCTGCAATCTTTTCCATTGTACGTCCACCAAAGTAGAACGACATAACCAACATACCCCATTGACCTAACAGCTCAACGTATGCACCACGAGTCTCGTACTCAAAGATTGATGCAATGGCAAAGCCAGAGTAAGCAATCAATAAGAAGATCAAGGTAAATGGACGGATGTTCTTAGATAACCAAGAGTCAGATGCCATGTCAGCTTTGACACGTTCTGTAAGATTGTTTTGTTCAACCTCATACATCTTGGTTTCATTAGCCATTTTAGCTAACTCACCATCTTGAGCCATCTTTTGTAGCTCTAACTGAGCCTTGGCTTTAGCTTCAGGATCAGGAATAAGTTTGTCAATGAGCTTGCCACCAACATTAAGAAGTGCATCTAGTCCAATCATGATGTTTCCTTTTCTTCACTTTGGTTGAGTTTGATACCACTCAGGAATCCAATCATACCGCCTATAAGAGTAGAAAAAGCGGGTGAAATCATCTTGAAAATTTCCCCGTTGTCCACTTCCTTTGCCCACAGCCCCAATAGAAAGGCTACGACCATGGCTAAAACAGAGAAGCACAGGGTCACGCTTATCATAAACGTTACCCAAAAGGTTAGTTTGTCTCGCATATTTTGTGTCGGTTCCATGTTGATCCTTCATACAAATATTTGGAAACGTCTTCTGTTTTCAAACGATCCCAACTCGATTGTGTTTTGTCTAGCTCGTTTATCGTACAACTCAACTTCTAATTCGATGGTTTTAAGTTCAAGCTTATTGGCTTCAACTGCTTGTCGGTATTCTTCTTGTACTTTTTCTACTGCTTTATCAAATGCCATTTGAGTAGCGGTGTGAGTTGGTTGTACTAACGGATACCATTTGTCTAGGGTAATCATTTCTTTTCCCTTTCCATAGCCCTTGCGTAGTAATAAAGAACCTTGCCTCTTAACTCTGCGCTATCTGCAACTCCTGCCCATAAAGCAAGGTTGTTCCATATCCCAACTAACTGTTCAGAACTACAGTTGTCTCCGTTGGTTGTTAGCCATCTGGACAACTCCATGTGCCTCATAGTTGGTTCATTTATCCAACTAAGTTTATAAAAATCTGTGACTATGCACGGGGGTTTAGCACTTGCCCAAAATACTAAGGGTATGAGCAGTACGCTAAACCACCTCATCACTCTAACAGCAGATTGTTATTAGAAGCAGCTTGCATAATGACCCAGTTAGTACCATCAGATACCAATGTAGCCCAATTGCCAACAACTCCTAATAAGATGGCTGTACCAGCAGTTGTGCTATCAATAGGTACAACGTTACTAGAAGCAGAATTAAGCAACTGAGCCTGCATGTTTTTAAATGTCAGTGATCTGCCAGTCCAGGAAGAAGCAGCAGGTAACGTAACAACGCAAGTTGATCCAGACTTATTATTGATGTACCAAATTTCACCATTGGCTACAGTAAAGTCAGCAGTCTTAGTAACAGGAGCAGCTATGCCCATGTAGTCGGTGTTATTAGTAGCAGCAGAAATAGCTGTGCCGTTGCCCTTTAACAAACCAGTAATGGTTGTTGATAAGGTTAGAGCAGGTGTAGCACCACCACTAGACGTACCAGCAAAACCATTGGCTGAAACAACTGACACAGCAGTCACAGTTCCAGAACCTTTGCTGTTAAACGTAGACCAATCAGTTGAAGTTAAGTAACCATTTGCACTAGCACTAGCAGCAGCCATGCTAATGGCAGGAGTAGTTCCACCCGAAGAAACAACTGGAGCAGTACCTGTTACAGAAGTAACTGTTCCTGATCCCTTATTGTTAAAGGTAGTCCAATCTGCAGAACTAAGAACACCCCTGTTAGTTGCAGAAGCAGTAGGTACATTCAGTGTAATAACAGGAGTCGTTGTTCCGTTAGCAACAGTTGAAGATAAATCTGTACCCGTTGTTCCCAAAGTAAGTGCAGCTACCGATGTAACTGTGCCCGAACCTTTGTTGTTGAAAGTTGTCCAATCTGTACTAGTAAGATAACCATTAACAGAGGCTGTAGCTGCAGCCATAGAAATAGCTGGAGTTGTACCACCACTAGAGACTACAGGAGCTGTGCCACTAACGGAAGTGACATATGTTCCTGCAGGTTGTTTTCCATTGAATGTGTTCCAATCAGTACTGGATAAATAACCATTAGTAGAAGTACTAGCCTGAGAGATACTGATAGCAGGTGTTGTTCCTCCGCTAGAAGCAATGGGTGCTGTACCAGTTACAGACGTAACAGTACCACCTGAACCTGTAGCACTTAAAGTACCAGCAGCAAACGTAATGCCAGAGCCAATAGTTACATTGCTAAAACCACCACTACCATTGCCATACAAAATAGATGTACCACTAGTTTGCGGAGCATAGGGCAGAGCAGGAATGTCACTAGTAACAAGAGCACGGAAAGAAGGAGCAGCAGCCGCACCAGTAGTAGGACCAGCAAACACGTAGTTAGCAGTAGCAGTCTTAACCCCAGTACCACCATAAGCAACAGCTAAAGGTGTGTCTAACTTAATAGAGGTAAAGCGACCAGTAGATGCACTGTTATTACCAATGGGCGTACTGTCTATTGTGCTCTTAGTAATAGCAACATTATTAAAGTTGATGTTACTAATAGTGCCGCCAGTAATGTTTACGTTGTCAGCATTCTGCGTAGCTATAGAACCATAGACTGTATTGCTTAGCTTCTGAAACCAATCTCTCCAGACAAAGCTTTCCCCAATAGGATCACGAGGAATAGGTATGATAGGTTTATTCGCCATCTTTAGCAGCCTTCTTCTTCTCAAACTCTTGTCTGCGTTTGCGTAAAGTTTCACCTTGTTTAGTGTGTTCACTAGTCATAGGTTCTCTGCCAGCTTTGATTTCTTTGTCTCGGTACTTCCAGGCATTCTCTTTGAGCAGCAACTCTCGTTCAGCTCTCTTCTCTTTCCTTTGTTCTTTTGTACCACCATACAGTGGGAAGCCCAATGTTCCTAGTAACGCACGTTTAGCACCTTCACCTTCAGGAGCTTCTCTAGCAGCAGATACCTGGAATGGAACAGCACCCTTAAGAACAGCCTCTGTTCTGCCCAACATACTAGGATCAACCAGCTTAGGAGCTTGTGGAGAAGCGTACTCAGTACCAGCAGTATAGATAATGGCAGCTTTAGGTACAAACCCTAATTTGTTAGACAGGGTTTTAGTTGGGTCCATGATCCAGTGAGCTGGTTCCATAGCGTGCTTCATAGCCTGCATAGACGTACCATCAGGGAACTCAATACGTGTTGGGTCTTTGTTTTCCCATGCAGGTCTACCAGCTACCAACAAGTTAATGCTGTTAACCAAAGTGATGTAAGCAATAGCAGTTTTAAACTGATACAACCTAGCATAGTCAGCCTTGGTTGTAGGAGTCATCATGCCTTTGATGCCTTCAACAGGATTCCATTTGGTTGGATTCAAACCTTTAGGAAGAGCAGCAGTAAACGCTCTAAGAGTAGAGAGTGTCCAGTCAGGAGCAAACAGCATGATCTGCAAACCTCTGCGACCAGCAGGACTGTAAGCAGCCATAGCCATACGTTTAGCAAACTCATTCTGAGTCTGTGTAGCAGCATCAAACCAGTTCAAACCACCAAAGCTGTCATTGACAAAGCTGGAGATTTCTTTACGAGCAGCTACTTCATCAAAGGGTTTACCTGCTCTGAGTGCTTCCATACGTGCTCTGCCTAGGTAAGCATCAGCAACCATCAACTTACCACCAGTGTGCAAAAAGTCCCAAGTAATCTTATCGAAGATACCCAGGGTTGCTTTTTCTACAGTAGACAAAGACGATTCAAGTACACGGGTCTTAGGACCATACTTGCCAATCATTGAATCTGCAAACTTACCTGTAGCTGACAGAATGCCTTTAGACACATCCTCTGGAAGTTCTAAAACTAAGCCACCTTCTTTGATCCACTTGTCTACGTTATCACCCAGACCACCTTTTCTAAACTGGTCTAGAGCTTTAGTGATGCCAGAGTACTTTGTTCCTAGTAACTTGTCTATGCCACCTAAAGTAATTTCTTTAGCAGGAGTCCACAAAGGAATAGCAGAACCAGTGCTAGACAACACCTCAATCAAAGATTTAGCGTGGAAGAAAGAACCAATAACGTTGATGCGCTTAGTAAGCTGAGACACATACCCAAGAGCAGTCATCAGATCGCCAGGTCCAGCATCAAACACAAACTTCAAAGCAGGCACTAAGTCAGGATGAACAGCGTAACCAGCAAACTGGGGACTGTCCATCATCTCCCAACCATAAGGCAGTGGGTTATCTTTGTTGACTTCTTTGATTAAAGTCTCACCAGCAACGTTACGTACTTGTTTAAGACTATCGACCAACTTCTTGTTTTCAATAGCTTTTTCCATTGACGTTGCATACTCTTTGTAGATTTGTGCAATGTCTTTGGTCTTAAGTTGTAATCTCCAATCAGACTTGCCAGCAGCAGCAATACGGGAGTTGACATCATTGATGTACCACTCCAAGTCAGCAAAGGTTTTGAACTTACGTTCTTTACCAAACTTAGATTCGGTAGTCATGCCTCCCATACCAGGATCACGTTTACCTGTTCCTAGTAACGATTGGATAAACTCTTCACGAGCACCTTTGGGAGCACCACGCCAATCAAGAATGTGGGTAACGTAATCTTCAAGCAAACCTTTAACAACACCTTGCTCAACAGCACGATCACCGATGTCTTTGACCAGAGCTTCGTATTGTTTAGCAACAGCAAGTTCTTCTGGACTCAAACCAGACAGATTACCTTTGTCAAC